TCCTAAGTGTGGAGCCATTCCGTAAACATCTTCTCCTATATATATGTATCGTGTTCGTGGTACACCTCCTGGTGAGTCTCTGAGTCCTTCTACTCTAGGTGAGATTACTGCCATCCTCTGTCCTTCAAATACTTCTACTAAGTCTTTAAGCCAGTTCTCTGTAATGAACTCACAGTCATTATCTACTTTCATTATTAGGTCGTAGTCATCGCCCATCATGTCTAGCGCTTGGTTAGAGCCTTCTGAGATACCTACGTTTTCTTTGTTTGCTTTTAGTTTAGTTCCGTCAGCAAACTTAGGGTCATCGTTAAGCCATTCAGCTGTTCCGTCTTTGCTCCCGTTGTCTATAACAAACCAGTCAAAGTCATAACCAGCTGTGTCGTACATACTTGACGCCATCTTCTTTGTGTAGTCTAGTCTATCCATTGTAAGTGTAAAGATAGCCACCTTTAATGGAGTTCTCTTTCCGTAGCTTTCATTCTCTGTAATTATCTTACAAGCCTCTGGTTCAAAGGTTGGGTATTCCTTACCCGTAATAGGGTTAATGTCTTTGTATTCTTTGAAGGAGTTACAGCCTGTGTGGACATAGTAGTCACTGATTACAAGTGGTACATGTTGGAACTTGTATCCTGCTTTTCCGAGTCTTACCCATAAGTTCCAGTCTCCAAACTTCTCTAGGCTTTCATCCCATCCATTAATAGCTTCTATGCATTCTTTCTTTATTAAAACGTCTCCTGTGTCGATGTAGTTCTGTTGAGATAGCTTCTGTAAGTCCCAGTCACTCCTAGCTCCCATAGCTCCTTTCTTTGGACCTATACCCGTTTCATTAACAAGCATCCTGTCTCCATATACAACATCGTTATCTCCCATGTATTTAATTAAAACTTGGAGATGGTCTCTCCTGTATTGGTTATCATCATCTAAGTAAGCGATAAGGTCTGCTTTTGCTGCCTTAGTGGCTTCGTTCTTAGGGCGTACGTGCTGTCCGAAGTTCTCGTCTCTGAACATGAGTTTGATACGGCTATCTTTCTTAGCCCATTTCTCCATGACCTTTCGTGTCTTTCCTTTGTCGTCTGAACAGTCATCTATAACGATGAGTTCCCAGTCTTCAAAGAACTGTTTGTGGACGGACTTAATCGCCTTGTGTAACCTCTTGTGACGTTGAAACGTCGTGAGGACTACTGATATTAGAGGTTTGTTTTCCATATGTTTATCCTAGTTTTAATAATCTTAATATTTTTTGTTTAAGTAAATGGAGTACGCCTAGCTTGAAGCTAACGACAAGTATAAAAAAACCCACACTCCTAAAGGCTAATCTTTTTAATTTATTCATATGTTCGTTGGATATACCATAACCATTAATCTGGAGACGAGGTGTAGAGGTATGGGATACTCCTCATCCCCAGGTTAATAGCCTCTACATAATCCCAGCTTTGCTTTTAAGAACTCTTTTAACAATGTCCTTATTCCTATCTGAACAGAAATACTTAACGAAGTCATCTGTAGAGATTAACTCTCTGTTAAGTAATACCAACCCAATTCCATTCAAAGAACGATGTTTTATGTCATCAGAAGTAGTATAACCCTTATCTTCCCGACTGTCACTTACTACGTCCATCCACGCTATCTGTTTAGACGCTAAACCTTTAGGAATAGAACAAAGCCTCTTCTTTCCATGATGTAGAAGAGCTATATCTTCATGGTCTATCTCCTCTATCCATAAACCAATATCAAACTGCTTTAACCAACTTTCGAAATCTGTTTTTATAAACATTAATTACTATGCTTATCCCTGTCTCCTAAGAAAGAGACAGAGTAAGAATACTAAGCGCCCAAAGATGCTCCTGATTCGATTCGAACCATTCGTCCTGAGTCTAGTTCCTTTGTAGCAAATCCTGATTTCCATCCTACTGTTCCGTAAAGGTCTAGTGAAGATGAAGGTGCAGGGTTCTTGATGATTGTCTGTACGCCATGTAGTTCTGAAACTCCATATTGTTCTGGACCAAAGACATAACTTTGGTAAACATCTGTACTTGCTGAACCTGAAGCTGACATTTTAAGAGCTTGCTGTGAGAGAACGAAGTTCACTCCAAACATGCTGCCTACGAATCCTCCCTTTCCAGGAGCCATTCCGTTCCCACCATCTGTGATGAGTCCGATTGTTGATTCGTTGTGCTTTAGAATTTCTTGCCAGTTAGCTGTGTCTCCTTGAAGGTCATACTTAACATCTTGATGAATCACACCTACGTATGAACCATTGTCGAATGTTGGTACTTTTGCGCCTTCTAGGGTATTAACAGCCTCACGAATCTCCGCTAGGTCCATGTCGAATGTACCGTCTGATGCGATTGAGTTACGTGCTACTGCTGTTCCAGCGTATTGAGCGGCTCCACCAGCTGTGAAGTTCACGTTTCGAATAACTGTGTCGATTGTGAATGCTGCGTTACGTGCAAGTCTTTCCATTAGGTTTTGCATTGAACCTGAAATCCAGGTGTCTTGCAAAAGGTCTGATAGCTTGACTGTTGCTCCGTATTGCTTGATAGCTGCTGTTTGGTCACCTGCTGAAAGAGTAAACTCTGATGGGTCTGTTCCTTCAGTTAGTGCTGCTGCTGCTGACAAATCTCCAAGTGATAGCCAGTGAACTGTAGTTCCTGAACCACCTGGGTTGCTGCTTTTGAGTCCAAATTTTTCAAAGACTAGGTTTTCACGTAGTTCATTAATGAATACGTTATTCCAATATTCTGAGATTAATTCTGCCTCTGTGCTTGTGCTTGATACTGCCATAATTTAATTTATGCGTTTCGTTGACTTGAGTGGTATACACCTCTCCCAACCCTCTGGTTGCTAGTCTCGAATACGCCAATTATTTTTCTTTGTTCTTCCAAAGGAAGTTTGTTGAACTCCTCAGAGGTAACTGGTCCTGACTGCGCTCCTCCTGCGATAGCTCCTGATGGTGCTAATGCTCCTCGAGCTGGTTCTTGCTCTGCCGTTTGTTTGTCGATAAAACCTTTTAATGGTGAATCGTTGTAAGCCTGTTCCATAGGTATTCCTCTAGCCTTTGATATAGCGTACACATCATCTGCGACGCTAGCGGCTTGTGGATTGCCATATAAAAATGATTGCTTATCAAACTTTGCCCATTTATCAGCGTCTATGTCTTTAGCTTGTTCAGCTGCTGACTTACTCGCTTGGATGTCATCGTACTTTTGTGCCTTCTCCTTTACGGTTCCAACACCACTGACAAAACTGTATGTTTCTTTAACCCCTTTAGTAGCCTCTTCAAGAGACGCATAGTTTCGGCCTGTTGCCTTGTTGATTTCAGCTAACGCTCCTTCGGTTGGATTACCATTGACATTCTCTGCTTCTGCCGCATTCTCGAGAGACGAACCAGGGACGTCAGAGGGATTGTTTAAATTATCCATAATTACAAATTTATGATTATTAATTCTTTCCGACCTAACCGTTTATTTCTAGGGTGTTCTTCGCACCGTCGATTTGGCTAATAACTTTGAGGATAACCTTCCTGGCGAACTTAGCTCCTTCGAGCTGGTCTCCACCAGAGAGACTATCAATATCAGTAGCTTTCTCAAGCTCCTTCTCCATTAGCGTCCTGATAAAACGCCAATTCTCTGTTTCAGAAATCTCTGCAAATTTAGTTACTATTGAAATGTGTGCCATACGTGTTGTAATACTATCCTTTTGGTCCAGGAGACACAACCCCATCGACGTTTGCTCGACGTGATTCACTCACTGGTGTTGGTAATGGTGCTGCTCCTTGAGGGGAACCTGGGTTCAACGCTTGCTGTGGTTGTGGTTGCTGTACTTGTGCTGCTTTCGTGAAGCGTGTTCCTGATAGTCCCATAAGGTCTAGTTGTTCTTTAATAATCGCTGTTACATCAATGTTTGCGTCAGGCATCTTGCTTGCTGCGAACACTAAGTCTTGTAGTTGTCTGATTACGATTGACTCGTCCATTCTGTTTGTTGAGACATCTACTTGTACGTCATATCGTACATCAAATATCTTCTTTGCTATCTTAACAAACCTGTCCTTGCCAAGTGAGTTAAGTTGTGTTCTGGCTTGCTTCCTTATTCGGTTAAGTTCTATGAAGGTAGGTCGTACTTTACTCTTCTTGACTTTCTCATTAACTATGGCATTAATCGCTGCCTCATCAATCATCTCTAGGTCTCCTAGTTCTCCTGTGATACGTACTATCTCTCCTTCCTTGACATGCTTAAGAAGTAGTGGGATAACATGACGACTTAATAATCTCTCTAAGAAGAGTCCGTAGTTCTCTTGAATGTGAACGAATGCTCCTTGTGAGCCTTTCGATTGAGCTAATGTAGCTGTTGCTGTCTGTGATGCTAGTGGAGCTTCTCCTCTTGGAAGTTCCGATGTACCTACAACTCTGTCTACCATTTGTAGAATCTCATTAGGCTCTTGGTATGCAGAAGGCTTGATGTCCCTCTCCGCTAGTTCTGCTATGTCGTCTAGTTCCTCTACTTCTATAACACCTCCAGCCTTTAAGCTCTGAAGCATTTGCTTAGTGATTCCTGAACCCTGTCGTACTTTGTACTTACCTCCGAGTTTGTTGAAGGCTTCATCTCTACGAATGTTTATAATCGCATTCATGTATGTCTGTAACGCTCTGATTTGTTCAGGGATTCCTCTTCCGTGCCATCTTGCTGGTACTCGCTTTAGCCAAGCCTCTTCGTAAGGCTTCATGTTATCTTTATTGATTTCTATTTTATGGAACACCATAGGCGCACTTGACAGAGTAGCTGTTTGTGTGTTCCTAATTGTAGACTCCATTCCTGTTGATGGTCTACCTGATGTAATGATTCTTCCCTCTACCCATTTCTCCATATCAGATTTCTTCCCTGTTACCCATCCTTTCTTGATAGGACCCCACCTCTCAAAGATTTCTGTCTGAGGTACTGTCTCGTCCGAGTAAGGAACAAACTCTCTATTCTTCCAGTCACTCTGCATATCGATGTCAGCTTTTGTGAATTGGAATCGTTCTATGACAGGTCCATCTTGGATTGTCTTTACTGATGGGTTGATGATGAAGTTAAGTGGGTCAACGATTGAAAGTTGAACCATGTTCTTTTTATATTCCTTACTCCATGCTGGAAAGACTTTCACTATAAGTGTTCCATCTATATGCATAGAACGTAGTGAGTCATTAAGGAATTCTCCGAAGTTTATTTTATTGAAATAGTTATGAAGAAGTAATCTCATAACGTGTGCCACTTTTGGATTCTTGCCGTCCACTGATTTGATTCGTACATCTTTCTGGTCAACGTCTGTGTTTCGTACTGAGGTCTCTACAGTCCACTCTGTAAGAGGTACCCACAACTTCTCTATACCAGAATCACTATCCGTCGGTTTATCGTAAATCCCGAAGTAGTTCTTTCGAGCGTAGTCAATCTCTTGACGCATTGTAAAGTTAGCAGCAGAAGATACGTTTACACGTTCCTGCTCCCAAGCCTTCTTTTCAGCCTGGACGATACCAATGGCAGATTGCTCTGCTTCAGATGGGTCGTATTGTTTAAGTGGTGGCATATTCTAGTATGTTGTTTGAGTAAAACCAAAAGCTCTTGCTGGTTTTGTCTTCCTTCCCTTTAGTGGCCATACAGCCAAGGCGAGGGACATTACCATATCGTCATGTAAACCTATTGGCGCTGAATACGTGACGTTACCTGAATCGGTCATCTTGTACCCATACGCTCCAAGCTCGTCGATTAAGTCCTCATTGTCAGGGATTCTAATCTTCCTCTGTTCAATGCTTATCGTGAGCTTTTCAACTAACTCAGGTTTTGACTTCCTAGTGAAAGTGAAGTCTTGTATATGAACTCCAGCTCGTTTAAGGTCGTCCGAAATAGGAGAACCCACTGAGGTAGAGTCTAAAACTATTCTAGCATTATTATACCGCTTAGCAATATTTACGATACGTGCTTTCTGTAAATTCCAATCAATTTGATTAAATCTATCGATGTAAACAATAGGATGTGGTACCACAGACTTGTCCATGACAGTGATAACTGTGAAGTCATTATGCTTCGCAAGGTCAACACCTATGACGTATTGATGACCTGCTTTGGGACCTGCTAAACAGCCAGGGTCTATGATTTCGTGGACACCTCTGAAGACAGCTGCGGCATCACTTAAGAAGACTGCCATGTACTCCTGTTCGAATGACATTTTAGGAAGCATCTTCTTCGCTCTCTCCCACTCACCAGGAGGAACAAAAGGATTATCCTTTGAGGTGTACTGGAAGGCTGCTCCATCCTCTGCTTTCTTAGCACTTATCCATTTCTCATAGAACCAGTTCTTCCCGAAGGGAGTCGATATAAAAAGTGTCTTGGCTTTACGGATGGTAGTGGTGGGATAGAGGTAAGATTCGTAGACGTTTCTTTTAACACGTGAACATTCGTCTATGATGAGGAGGTCGAGTTCTTCTCCAAGTAGGCCTGCTGGATTCTCGGCAGATTTACATTGAACTAAACTTCCCCAAGGGGTACGTATCTGTGGAATAGGTCTATTAGAGATACCTGCACTCCAGGCGTTCCGTCTCTCTTCAGGAGCAGCCATCATGTACCACTTCACCAAATAATCAAACACCCTCTTTGAGAGTTCATAGGTGGGAGCTACTATCCATATCTTCTTGTCTTTCTCTAAGAGAACACGTAAAGCGATATAGGCACACGTAGCACTCTTACCAAAACGACGCCCTGCATTAATCACGATGTCTCTAGCATCACTCTCGATGATAGATACCTGATTCTCATGTGGCGCCCACTTAATCCTCTCTTGTAGTTTCTTCTCGTTTAAACTCATATATAGTTGGATACTGAATAAAGTTCTCTCTATAATGAGAACAACCTTTACAATGCTTTGTACTACAATCACACATCTCTCCCGTTCCTGGTGAGCCTACATACAGTAGATATTTTCCACACTGATTACAAGTTGTATTCATACCTTATTTCTCTCGTTTAAATTCATACCCTTCAGGTTTGATAGCAGTGAGGTTAATCCAAAGGTCTTGTACAGCCTCTAGAGGTGTACGTCCTCTTTGTTCTATAGTCTCTCCAAACTGATTCTCTCCTATAGCAGTCCACACCCATTCTCCAGGTTTCTTCTGTAAGGAAACAAACCCATCACCTATGAGTTCTACAATAACCATCACTTCTTCATTCATAAAGGAAGTGTATCACTTATTCAGTACCAACCACAAGCGAGCTATAGCCTCTTCCGTTGTATTTCCGTCAGAGATTACATAACCATTCTTTGTATCAGCAAATGCTTTGTACTTAGCTGTAGGATTATCACCCACAGTAACACGTAGACAATCAAACTCCTCACCACAAGCATCAATCAACGACGACAATGAAGGAAAGGATACCTCTTCGTTACAGTCGTGGGGTGTGACAGATTTATCGAACATAAAAAACTCCCCTGTCGCGTCGGGAATAAACTCATTACCACGTTCACTATGGGGACATGTCCAATACTCACAGTCCTTTTCAGGAAAGCCTGCATCACTCAACTCTTTAATAAGTCCATACTTCATATAAATGTATATTACAAGAGATTCTCAGGCAGAGCAATAGCCAAGATTAAGAGTAATGTAGAAATACTAGAAATTTTGTTTGGGTATGATATATCTAATCCTACAGTTTTAACAAATGGGGGTACACCCCTTAAGTCAT